GCTGCATCAACTTCTGGTGCCTCTTCAACATCACCTGTAGGCAGTACTTCTTCCAACTCTCTTGTATCTCAGACGGGTAAAAATTTAAAAGTAAAACAACAAAGACAGCAGATGGCAAATCAAAATCTTGCTGCGGTTTCTGCAGTTGCTGCACAGCAAAATCAAAGAGTCCAAGCACTCGCTGTTGCTACAGCACAACCACAAGCGCAGGCAAAAGCACCAAAACCAAAGGTCATTTCTTCTGGTGGCGGTAGTCGTCTTGATTTGATTAGTCAACTAAATTCTACAAACAATCCCATGAGGTCTAATTTCTGATGGCAATTAACAGAGAAAGTGCTAACGATGTAAGTTTCACCCTCAAGATCATCAGGGATAATGAGGAAGTGCAGAGTAGAGATGATGAAGACAAGGTAAATGACTTCGTTATTTCTTGCACAATCACTGAGGGTATTGATAGTGCTGGTATTCAAGCAGAAATCATGCTTCAGGATAGTGCGGATCTTATCAGCACACTAACTGGTAGTGAAACTTGGAAAATTGAGATTCAAACAGGTAATAGTGAAGCAGTCTACTATTTTGTAGCATATAATATTGATAGTAGAGCAAGATCTGGTCAAAGTGAGGCGTATATTATTCAGTGTGTTTCAATAGAATACATGGTTAATGAATCCGTTAATATCTTTGGATCTTCCCGAAAACTATTCAATAGTAATACAAAATCTAAAGATATTGTAGAGACTCTTATAGAAAGAAATTTAGGCACAAATAAGAAAGTATTTGCAGAAGATTCTCAAAATGATCATCAGTTTATTGCTTGTAACTGGAGAGTATTTGATACCATCTATTGGGTAGCACAAAGATCTGTGCGTCCATCTACAAGTGGGACAAATTCTCAGAATGGATATATCTTCTGGGAAAATAGAATGGGATATCACTTTAAGTCACTTGACAAAATTATAGAAGATGTGAATTCTCAAGATTATGATATAAAAACAGATGCTGGCACAGGTAACGCACGACTATATCGATATAGTTACGATCAAAAGAAAGCAGGTGATGAAGACTCAGACAACTTTAAAATCAACTCCATTGTTTTCCCTGAGGATAGAAACTATCTATTAGCACTTAGAAATGGATCTTGGTCTGGTTACAGTGTATCTTTAGATCCAACTATTTTAACCAATTCAAAACTTTCTAATGAAGCTCCAACAGCATTCTCATCACACAAATATAATATCAGAGAAGTTTGGAATGACATGGATCATGTAAAATGTAATACTTCTGATGGCACAAGAAACCCAGTAGAAGATTTTACTGAAGATGTAAAGCAACTCATTGACAGACCTAAGAGGATCAGGTATAGTTGGTTGCCAAACAGAATCTTTGATCAGAAGGGACCAACAGGTACTCAGGATTTCAAATTATATGATGAGATGCCTTATTTGCAAGCATATCAACACTTAAGAGTTAAGAGTTTTAAAAATGTAAAACTCATTGTTAGTATCCCTGGTAATGTTGATTTGTTTTCTGGATATGGTCTTGATGTTTACATTCCTAAGACAAAATCCAATGGTGACAAGATTGATCCCGATCAAAAGTATAGTGGACTGTATGTCATCGGTGGTCTAAGACATAAGTTTAGTGGCACTGATCAGACATTAAACACTGAGGTTTTACTCTACAGAGATTCTGTCCCTGCAAACCCATCATAAATATTGTTTGTATAAGAAAGTATTATGGAAAGCATCGAAAAGCACATCGAAAAGGATAAAGAAATCCTTGACAATCCTATGATCTCTCCCAATCAACGTCGCCACATTGAGGGTGAGTTGCATGAATTGGAAGATTATGCTGAGCACCACAAGAAAGAGATTGAAGCAGGTGATCACCATGACCCATCACCACTAGAATTATACTGTGATGCAAATCCTTCAGAACCTGAATGTTTAGTTTATGAAGACTAATTTTGAATCATATCTTTTAGGTTTATATAATAATAAAAGTCAAGCACAATCTCACCCAACAGAATACTCCCAAGTTTACATTCTTTGGGAAAGAGTTGATGGTGGGTATCATTCAAAACAATGGTATAGAAAAGATGGTGAGGATAAACCATATCGAGAAAAATATCATAAGATAGTAGAAGTTTCAGAAACAGAAGTAATTGTAGAAAACTACTATCTAGATTGGGAAAGACATTCCGATTGTGATATGATATTTACATTTAAAGATCATAAATGGTATGGTAAACTTTTGGGAGATCAATGCATTGTTAGGGATGCAAAAGTTATTTCCGAATTTAATCTTACAGGATCTGGGATTGAAAGTAGGGACAAGGGAGTTAACTCCGAGGGAGAAATTGTATTCGGTGGTGTAGATCTATATAAGTTTATTAGAGGCGCATAACTCAATTCATTATGGAATTTCCAATCTTTCAGGTAAGTTTACAGCATTATTCAATTCGTAATTGGGAAGAGAAAAAGAAACCTCTGTTGGATAAAATTCCAACAGGAGATTATACAGATTTTATGGCATACCAAAGAGACTTGGCAGTGCCACCATATCTTGATGAGTTGAGTGATTGTGTTGAAGAAGAGATAGCACACTTTCAACAGTCATATCCATGTCCTGTTGTAATTACAAATGCTTGGACAGAGACTGCTAGACAATATGATTATCATCCTGTGCATCAACATGGTGCTACAGGATTTTCTGCTATTCTATATTTAAAGTTTAGTCCTCAATGTCATGAGGCAACAAAGTTTTACTCTCCTTTCAATGATCCTGCAACAGGAGATCTATTAGAATATCAACCTTTTGTAAAGGAAGGAGATCTAGTTATCTTCCCATCATATCTTTTGCATGAAGGTCCAATGAATAAGAGTAAAGAAGAAAGGACGATTGTTTCTTTTAACATTATGGGTGAAGATTCTTTCAATGCATATAATGCAGGTGCTCAACGGTAATAAATAAATTTATCCAAGAGTTTCAATGAATAATGAATGTTGACGGTATCGTTAATGAGCAGAATACAAACTTTGTAGGAAAAGATGGATTCTACTGGTGGATTGGAGAAATTGAAGATCATGAAGATCCACTAAATTTAGGTAGAGTAAAGTGTAGAGTATTAAATTACTACACCAACCCCGAGTTTGGTAGTCCTGATGCTCTCCCTACAAGTGAATTACCTTGGGCAACAGTGCTTCAGGGCACAGATCAGGCAGGTAATGATGGTCAGGGAGAATCTTCTGGGCAGTTACAACCTGGCGCTATCGTCATGGGTTTCTTTATGGATGGCGAGAGTGCTCAAATGCCCGTCGTCATTGGAGTTTTGCGTTTAAATAAGGGTGATAGTGTAACAAATAAGAGATTTATTTTTACTGGCAAAGATTTACCTGAAGGTCTTGGTGTTAACGCAGCAACTCTACCTTCAGGAGAGACTAATACCTCCAAAGGTGAAATTGCAGAACCGATTCAAAATAACTCAGTTGCAATTCCAAACAATGGCAAACCACCTGGTACTGGTGGTGGATCCCCATCAAACGTTGGTAATGCTCAGGGTATAAATGGATCTAGTGCAAATAGTCAAAAACCAACAACACCAACAGAACCTGTCCCTGCAGCAAATGGAGTTGGTGGACCATGGAAGATGTTGGAGTATAAGTTAAATTATCTTATTGAAGACATTGCTGGGACGGCAGGTAATCTCGTCAAAGCAGACAATGGCGATTTTATTGATGTTGTTGAAAACAAACTTGTAACAATAGATAAGTTACTAGCAAAAGTTAAAAACTTTTTAAGCGCAGTATTTGCACAAGTTGTTTCTGCAATTAGGCAACAGTTGGATGATCTCGTCAAACAGATTGAAAGTGGATCTTTTATCGCATCATTCCTTGGAATTCCTGGCACAACTTTTGCTATCATTCAATCTGCAATTTCTGCTATCTTAAGCACAATTTGTGGTATTGACCAACAAATCATTGGTTTTATTGAAAATCCGATTGGAAGTCTCACTAATATTGTTGAGGGTATAATCGAAGGTCTTATCTCTAAAGCAGAAGCAGTTGTCCAAGGTGCTCAACAGGTAATCGACGCTATTGTCTGTAATGTCCAAAGTATTCTTGGACAAGTGAGTGGTGTTATTCAAACTGTTAAAGGTATTGTTGATGCCTACGGTGATATTAAAGATATCATCGAAACTTGGGAAACTGGATCTAAGATTTTTACTGAAGGTTATGATCTGGTTGCAAATGGTATTCAGGATTTAACTTCAATTCTTTTGTTATTCCTTGACTTGTTTGATTTTGGTTGTGATCGAGAAGCAAATGGTGGTAAAGATGATGTAGGTTGGTATCCATTCTTTGGCACCACTTCATGTAATCCAACAGCACTTGCCGCTCTACCTTTAGGGAATGCTTATGGAAGTTGTGGAGATTCTTCTGGTGGCGGAGGATTTTTAGACTCATTCTTTGCTGAAGCAGATCCATATTTAACATCTGCCAAAAACTTTGTCAATGGTGCATATTCAATGCAACTTGGCACTCCTGGTAGACAAGCAACTATTATTAAAGATGCATCTGGAAAGACTACAACATCCATCAAACAAAATAATTCTGCCTTAGCAGATCATAAAATAAAGAAAGATATCAGAGAAAAAGACCCTGATCTTTCTGACGAGGAAGTTACAAAACAACTTAAGTCATATAAAAAGTCACAATCTGGATCTGAAAGTGATCAGGCAAGTATGGTTGCAGATCATACTTCTTATCCTGGTAATCACACACAAGAAGTCCATGGTGACGATTGTAAAACAGTTGATGGTGATCTCTGCCGCACGATTGATGGTGACTATCGTTTAAAAATCACTGGAGATTGTCATCTTGAAGTTGGTGGAGGTTTCTTCCTCAATGCATCTGGTGCTCCAAAGCAAGTAGATAATAACGGAAAAGAAAAAAGTGATAGTGGTAAGATTCAAAAGCATGTTATGACATTTGGATCTGATTTAGATATCAATGTAAACGGTGCTGGTATTAAAACTAATTGCACTAACATGGAAGTGGGTGCAAGAGATCTTGTGGTCAGTGGATCTAGTTATAAAAATACCATGAAGACATCAACATATTCTTCTGGTGAATTAGCACTCAATGCAGGTAATGCTATTACCATGAATGCTACTACTTTAACACAAAATATCAATTTCTTACCACCGAAACCTGGTCTTGGTGGATATTATTGCAACGTCGGTGGACCTGTAAACTTCTTGCAGATCGTCGGTGGCGTTAGTGCTATCCCACCATTCAGTGTAACCACTCCTGGTCCCTTCCTGGTGCAGTGTGCAGCAGGTGGCGCTACATTCACCGTAGGAGCGGGAGCATTCACTGCTAACGTCGCGGCAGGAGCAATCGCTATGACGGCATCTGCGGCAATCTCAGCGGTCGCTGGAGCGTCAATGACGTTGACCGCTGGTGCAGTTATGAAACTGACTGCAACCAGCATATTCCTCAACTGATCCCCTTGACAGGTCTATCCAACACTGCTAGAATAACACTGTCAGGGTTGGAAACCAATGTCTACAGATCTTTTAGAACACATCAACATCAACTTCTCTAAAAGAAGTGTTACTATTACTTCTAGTGATGGTGATAAAAAAACTGTTGTCTGGAAATGGGATCGTGAAGGATCTGAAGGTTTTGCAGAAACAGTGTCACTAATTGAGTCTATGACTGATCCCGAAATTCGTACTTATCAATTTGCAGAGCAATGAATCAACCATTAAATATTACCGAAAAAGAATTTCATGATTACATGGAATTTTGCATTGACATGTGTGAGAGAAACCGTGTAGTCTGGCGTATTGAGCGTGAAGATGGTAGAGCAGTAATGTGTGTGCCTGTAGTTAAAGAAGTTGCTATCGAACCTGAAGTCCAAGAGCAACTGTTAGAATTTCAAAAACAATTTATGGAGGAAAATGCGTCCTGAAACTCGTGAATCGATGGAAAACCTTTGGTCTGCTAAGTGGAACTTGCCAAAAGCAGCAAAGAATGCTAACCTAACTCATAAGGAGATGAAAATCATCTTCAATGAGTATTGTGCCTTTCATCCTCCTACCTGGGAAATTGGTAATACCAAACAAATTGGCGTAATTTACATTGATGGGAGTGTGGCGGAATCGGTAGACGCACCAGACTTAAAATCTGTTGAGAATTAATCTCGTGGGAGTTCAAGTCTCCCTACTCCCATATTATAGATAAAATAAAAAATGGACTTTATTGGTGAATTTTTTCTGGATGATATTTCAATCTGTGATGATTTAATTAATTTTTTCCATAACTCTGAGTATAGCAAAGGAAAGCATTATGAAGGGCACTTTTATAGGGGGGAGGAAAAATACTTTAATTTTAATCAAAAGAAATCTACAGAAATAGATCTCA